CAAATTAAACAATATTGTACAAACAATCCTCAGGAGTGCGAATAAATGAAAGCGGCAGTACTAATACTACTGTCGCTTTTTTCTTTGACAGCACAAGCAGAACTCGATCTCACTCTACCTAAAATTCAGTATGACCCAGATTACTGTGAAAAATATCATTGCAACTTTAAACCAAAACGTATACTACCCAAATTTTTATTTAATAACACAGTAACTCGTAACGACAGATTTATTTTTTACAGTCTAAATGTGCTTGATGTGTGGAGCACTCATAGGGCTATATCGGGTGGCTATGCAACTGAAGTAAACCCATTATTACCAGATCGTCCCAGTTTAGCCAGATTGGTCACACAAAAAACAATGTTGATTGGTGCGTATGAATATGCCCATTGGTTAGACAATAAAACGTTTATAGTAACTATGAATGTAGTGATGAGCGGGGTGGTTGCTAACAACGTTCACGTTATTCTAAACAACGAATACTGATAAATATTACTATGAAATGGTTATACAGCGGATGGGCCGTTGCCATCACAATAGTGTTATTAGCGGCTCTGAGAATTACTGATCCTGTCCCCTTACAAAGTCTAAGAAGTCAGACATTTGACTACTACCAAAAATTAGATGAAATCAACGAAAGCAATGATGTTGTACTATTAAATATTGGTGAACAAAGTCTATCGGTTAACGGACAGTGGCCCTGGCCCAGACAATATTTTGCTCAGTTAATAGTAGACTTAGCAACTAAAAATTCTGGTGTTATAGGTTGGACAGTGATGTTCCCAGAAGCCGATAGGTTTGGCGGCGATAATGTTTTTGCAGATTTTTTAAATCAAAATGTTGTAAATGTTCCTGGTGCTAGAAGAAACCCTGTAAATTATAATGTGCTTAGCCAAACTCCTAGTGTGAAAGGAATTAAAGATACAGGACCACATATAGGCACAGGAACAATAGGACCTGTACCTGCACAAGAATATTTGCTCACGTGGCCCAACCTAGTTACTAATATTCCTATTTTAGAAGTAGCAAGTAATGGTAAAGGTGTTAATGCATCAGCACCACAACCAGACAATCAAACAAGAACATATCCACTTGCTATCACAGTAAGTGATAAAATATATCCTAGTTTTGCTGTAGAAATGCTGAGAGTAAAAACAGGTAGACCTAGTTATGTTATAAAAACAAGCGAAATTGGTATACAAGAAGTTGCTGTTCCACCATACGAGCCTATTATTACACAACCAAACGGAACAGCATACATAAGATTTAATAACACGTTTGAAGAAATTGAATACACTGGTGCAGACAGTGTACCTGATTTAGCCGGTAAATTTGTAATAGTAGGAGTTACAGCAGAAGGTATCGCTAACCCTGTACCTACTCCAAGAGGCAATTTATATCCACAGCATATACAAGCCCATATGCTACAGAATTTTATAGATGGTAGTAACATAACACGAAATGAATTATCGTCGCTTGTAGAGCTTCTGTGTGCGTTATTGAGCATGATTTTAATTGCTATAGTGATATACAAACTACCTGTATGGGCAGGATTAGTAACTACAGTTACTATTATTGGGGGAATTGTATATTATAGTGTACATTCTTACACTACCAATCTTGTTTTATTTGATGCAACATTTCCTGCCATAAGTGCGTTCTTAATTTTTTCACATGCCAGTTTTAACAATTTTTGGATACAGTTTAAATTGCGTGAACAAATTAAAAAACAATTTGAACATTACCTTGCTCCAGCAATGGTTAAAAAACTACAAAAAAATCCAGAACTGCTACAGTTAGGTGGCGAAACAAAAACAATGACATACTTGTTTTCAGACATACGTGGCTTTACACCTATAAGCGAACAGTTTAAAACTGATCCACAAGGATTAGGTAAACTGATTAACAAATATATGACGCCTATGACAAATTTAGTTATGGAGAACAATGGCACAGTGGACAAATACATTGGAGACGCTCTCATGGCAATATGGGGTGCTCCACTTGACATAGAAGACCATGCTCAACAAGCCGTGGATACAGCAAGGGCTATGGAACCAGCATTGGCAAAATTAAATAAAGAATTACGTGAAGAAGGACTCATGGAGTTATCTATTGGTATTGGAATCAATACTGGTGATGCTGTTGTGGGTAATATGGGATCTGATCAAAGATTTGATTATAGTGTATTAGGCGACAGTGTGAATTTAGCCGCAAGGCTAGAAGCTCAAACCAAAGAATATGGTGTGTTTTTTATGTTCACTGAGCACACATTAGCACAAATTAACAAAGAAGAAAATTTAGTTATGTTAGACAAAATTGCTGTAAAAGGTCAAACAGCACCTGTGAGTATTTACACAATACTTAATGATGACAAGTATGCTAGAACAGTAAGACGTATGGTTGATGCATACCAAGACAGAGAATGGAGCACATGTGCCAATCAAATATCAATTCTTAAAGAGCATGGTTGGAATGACACACTTGCTAATATGTATGCTGAAAGAATTACTAGACCATGTCCAGAAGGCGAGTGGGATGGAGTAGATAGAAAAACTTCTAAATAGTTAATCGTCTGCTTGCCAATTTCTCAGTTCAGTAAAAAAGTTTGCATATTCTAACAAATCATTTCTCAACGTTCTTAGATGTTGTATCTCAAAAGGCAATTTAAAATTTCCTGCATTATATAAAGGCAAATAATAATTTAGTATTTTATCCAGTTTGGTTCTATCTTTAACTATGTCAGTGATTATAGAATGATAAAACTCTGGATCTGTTACCAAAGAATGAATCCATGCATGGTGCTCATTGTGATGATTGTAGGTATGTATCACTTCTCGACATTCATAAACTAACGCTCTAACAGGGTTGATATTTTTTCTATATCTTTTTAAAACCGCAGGATATCCCCAGCGACTGTTTCTGGTATGTTGATTTTTGAGAAATGCTGTGTATTCGTTTACAAAACTTTTGTATAAACCTTCTTCACTGTGTTTGAGATCAACATTATATTGTTGTATCAATCTATCTGCAATTTTCTGATGCCTTTTGGACAACATAGGCATCAAATTTTTGATGTCTAATATTGTAAATGTACCATCGAAAAATGCTGTGGGGATAGTTTTGTGTTTTTGGTATTTATTAAGTTCTGTGGTCAAACGAATAGCATCAAAATTAACTAAATTATTTGACATGCATATATTTATTTGGAATGTATTTCTAGTATTGTATACAGTTTATCTACGCCCTTGTTTCGACCCAAGGTACTTCGTGCACCTTCATGTAAAGGTCTGGGCCACTGCCCAATATTTACCCAAGCATAGCCAGCACTTTCGTCATTTAGTATAGGAATAAATTCGTCATCTACTATAGCCACAAAACTGTAATACATAAAGTTTTTATCTTTACTTTGATAGATATCTATTGGATTTAATTTTGCTATGTCAGGAACTATGCCTAGTTCTTCTTTTAATTCACGTTGAATGCACTCGTATGGAGTTTCACCTTTTTCAATTATACCTCCCCAAAAACCCCAAGTGTGTTTTTGTCGCTTATCACTGTTTCTCAATTGAAATAAAACTCTGCCTGTTTGGCGAGATAGAAACAAAACACCAGCACCTGATATGCCAGTGAAAGTATTTAGACGTTTAGCCTCCAGTACCCTGGATTGTATGTCCCTTCGTATGTGCTTGTCCACTGTTTTTGGTCCCATTTATAATGTTTATTTGTGTAATCATTTATTATGTAATTAGTGCTGTCCACAACAGAAGCATCAAAAACTACGCTCCAATTTGCACCATCGTATTCTATGATATCATCTGCATCTGCTGTTATACCCCAATTGTCACCTTTTATTTCTGAAGTAAGTAAATATCTTTGCCCTGAAGTAGCCGCAGACAATGTACCGTCACCAGGATAGTTTACTGAAGGGTCTACAATCCTAGTTATATTAGGTAATGTTGTTGTAGGCAATGTGTCAGAGTCTAATGTAAAAATTAGTTTAGAGGATTCAATACTGTTTCTTACAACTGTGCCTGTAATTAGATTTTCTTCGGATGAAATGTCGTTACTGATATTTAATTGTAAAGAACTGCCAGTGGTGAGAGGAATGTCATCTAATGCAACACCTGTATCTCCTAATGTTCCTTGAGATCCTTGCGGAGAAAGTACTTCTAATAAGTCATTCCAGTTTGCAAGAGTTGTACCGTTATCTTTATACAATATTGCATCAACACCAACTATCTCTACTTGATAGTTATTAGGTGTAATTGCATGAGTTTGATATTGTTCGTCTATGGTTCTAAAGAAATCGTATATGTCTTGATCATAACCTAAATCCTCTACGCTGGAAGTATCATATACATTTGTTAAAATTGTGTTAATAATTTTTTGTCGTTTAACTTTAGCAGGAGGTGATACCCATATTGGCATGGTAAATGTCAGTGTAGAAACATCGATAGTTTCATCTACACCTGCAGGAATACTACGATTACTCCATTGTAAATCTGTGAGTTCAACTTCGAATAAACTGGTCCAATCTAATGGATTAGCATTCTGTTGAAGTTGTATACTTGGATTAAATAAAATTAGTATTTGTTCTAAAATTTGTAATTTTTGATCTGTGTTACCAGACCATATATCAACATTCATTGTCAAGTTGTAGGGTACAGGCATATATCTATCAGTGGTATACAAATTCCCTAAAGATTCGGATTCATACTCGCCAGTACTAGTGTTATATTCTCTTTCTGCAACTTGTACTCTGTCTACAAAATAAGGATCTTGTGTTCTATCTCTGGCAATCAATAAACTTTGAATACTGCAAGCAATAAAAGGTGTGCTGTTAACCATGTTCTCACTGCCTTTCTTTAGAATGTGTGCTACCATTCTTTGCATGTCAGCATATCTAACTGGAATTCTGTTATAATATGTTGTTCCGTCTCTGGTACCTTCGCTCACACTAAAACCACTAAAAATTCTCATGAATTGTAGCAAGTATCGTCTAATCTGTGCGTCATACCAATAGTCTAAATTTGCCATATTAATCTGCCTTTGGCTTTACAGCCTTACTGAGGTTTGTTTTTTCTGCACTGGTTGTACCGTCAGTGTTAGTAGTTGTTGCGTCATTATTTATGAATGTTGTAAGTATTCTGTTAGCCGCCGCCCATGCATTTTTATTGTCGTCACTGATTCGTAACCACGTACTACCTGACTTTTTAAATAATCTATTAGGTGTAAAATCTGTTCTCAAGAAATAATCTCCATTGTCTGCATTAAGAGGGAATGTTGCACCACTACCCACAATACTTACACCGTTAGGAGGAGTACCATCACCTGGGAAATATACACCTGGTTTGTCCTGACTGTTTGGATCAACATAAAGATGACCTCCGTTATAATATCCAGTTGCATAAGGCATATCTGCATTAGCCAATTCCACAACTTTATCAGAAATTTCTAATTCTGTACTGTATGTGCTGAGAATATTTCTTAAATCATCGGCATCATCACCAGTACCAAGGATATCTCTGTATTCAGGACTGTCAGTGATATTTGTTAGTTTTACCCTCCACAAATGAGGCCACCATCTAGGACTGTATCCTTCTGCTGGTCTACCAGCATCACTTACTACAAAAAATCTGTTTACTGCATCACCACCACCTAATAATAAATCATCTCGTAGATGCGGTAATTCAATCACGTCACCTGCCATTAAACGTCTGCCAAGTAAACTTGCACATGTATTCATGTGAAAAGTCATAAACAATGATCCGTCATTGACAAACAATCCAAATTGTGTCAAATCAAAATCTGGATCTGCAGGATTATATGCACCTCTTAGTTCGTAGATGTCTGTATCGTATTTTCTATCTCTGTTTTCTAAGAATAGTACATCTTGAATGTATAAATCACCACTTCCAACACTTGCACTGGTGTCATCTTGATAAGTGCCTATGTATTTGTGTACATAAACACCTGTGCCACCTGCATTAATACTTTCGGCAACTATACCATCAATGAAATCATAATCATTGGTTTTTGTTTTGTTCCATAAACTTAATCTTGGCATAATGTACTATTTATCACTTTATAAAGTTCTTGACAAAACTACTGATAAGTACTATAATACAAAAACTTGGAGAGGTGGCTGAGTGGTCGAAAGCGGCACCCTGCTAAGGTGTTATACGGGCAACTGTATCGAGGGTTCGAATCCCTCCCTCTCCG